GTGCTGCACCCGCCCATGAGTCATTCAGAATTGACCATGAGTCCTTTGTGAAGGAACCCTTCTCACGTCTGCCACCCTTCTTCACACGGATGCCAGAACGGGCTAGAGAGTCATTCCAATATGGGAGACCACTTCCACCCTTGGACTGTGCTTCCGGTGAAGTTCCGGGATATCTCATCCCGTGTCCACCGTAGTTCCAACCAGACAACGGTTGGTCAGGGACAAAACCCTTGGCCTTGTCAGCAATGGGTCTCAACACATAATTGATTTCACGGTTCATCTCCTTGAGAAGTTCAGGAGTGAACCGTTTCATCTGAGCTACAAACGCGTCATAGCCAAGAATGGCAATCTGAGCATCGAACTCTGCCTTGTTCGCTTGCACTTGCTCGATGCTCAGAGCCATTTCATTTCCTCGCGTTCTGTCTTGCTTGTTCCTTCAGGACAGCAACGATTGCCCAGAACACATCAGACGGTGCGTCCAAAAGTTCATTGGGTGCAATGCTGGTGGCTACAGAAACCTGAGCCACCAGCATTGTCATTGAATCTCTAAAGGGACGCGTTCAGCCTCTGCAGCCTCGATGGAATCAATGTTGTCTAACCATTCATCGAATGGTTTCACAATCATTCCAGCAGACTGAGATGCCTTCCATGCTGTCCAGCAGAGTGCTTCAAAAGAAGCGTTCTCACCGAAGATTTGTGACATTGGTTTTGAGAACTGACGTTCTGCACCAACAATCACTTTTGGTGTCACGTTCACTTCATACGTTGCCCCATCAGCAGGGACCACCCGGAGACGCATTAGCGCGGCCATGACTAAGCGGTGGCCTTTGCAATGGTGCCATCAATCGGCCAGGAAATACTCGCCGTTGATAAATCGCCTACCTGCGCGTCCAAAGGTGTCCACTCAACTGCAAGAGCGTTGAAGGTGTATGCAGGATTAGCAGTTCCGGTTGCTGTGCCATTGGGCTTGACAATGATCTGAGTTGTTGAACCCAGAAGCGGATAGAGAGTTGCTTCCACAGTCGCGGCTGCAAAGTCCTGATTGAAGTCAATTGACACGCTGTTGTCCTGAAGACCAGCAACGCGACGCTTTGCAACATTGCCAAACGTGGTCGTGTCAATTTCTGCACGGGATGTGCTAAGTGTGACCTTCGTGATGTGGCTCGAAAGATCCACACCGCCGATGCTCACATTTGCGTTGGTGATGACGATAGCCATCAGTCCTCCTGATTGTTGTTGGGTTCAGCCTTACGGCCTTTGCTGGTGGGTTCGATATGACCAGCATCAATGAGATGCTGGATATCTACTCCGGTCAGATCATCACTTGTGATGATGCTTCCCGGTTCGTGACCCACCACATTGTGTGAGCCAACGATTTTGAAGGTGTTCATAGAACACTCCTTGTCATGCGTGAATGGATAGATTGAAATCACAAGTCAGATATTGAGCGTCACCAATTGCAAGTGGTCGGATGGTGATCATGTCTTCCATGATCAGCGTTGAACACTCACCATCCAATGTTCTGTCTGACTCGATGGCTGCACGGATCGATTGCGCGCCATCCCAAGACATCCAAGAATCAAGGGTGCGTTGCGCTGCACGGTCACCCATGCGTCCCGCAATCACAGAGATGACGTACTTCCACTCAGACAAACCACCCTGCATTGCACGGTGATATGTGACGGACTGGATCTGAATCACAGCCATTGGTGGGGTGACTGCTTCAGGGAGATGATCTGCAACACGCAACCCAGGCACAGTTGCCAAAGCGCGTGCTATTGCATCGTGAAGGTCTGCAGCGTTCCCAGCCATCAGGCAACCACATGGATTCTGTATGGACGCAACATCCGTTCCACGTCAGGGTCAATGGCTCTCACCGTTATGGCTCCAAGTTCCCCAAACCCTGCGACACCCAGCAAACTATCTCCCCGCTTTACAAGACGGCCGGCGAGGATCAGACACGCTGAATGAACAGGATCTGGGACTGCAGGCCAACCCCACTTGGCTGTCACTTGACAACCAGCGGGAACAGCAGCCATTGAGAACGCACCTGCAAGACGCGCTGCAATCGATGTGATGGGAGTTCCCTTCACAATCGCGTTCAACGGTTCCGCTTGAAAGTCTGCTGCAGCAATAGTGGTTGCATATGTTCCGTCACCCGCTGAATCAGACTTGACCACAAGGCCGGTGGTGGAGGAGATGTCATCCACAAAGATGGTGTTCCCATCAATGGAGGTGAACAATCGTGCAGAGGCTGTTGCGTCTGCATAGAACCGGCGGTTGCAATGCTGATCAATGACCCTTGACGCTTCATTGATGCGCGCTTCCAGCAGTTCATCATCCACCGTGTCAAGAATGCGGAGGATCTCTTTCAGTTCTGCAAGGGTGCAATAGCCATTTGTGATGGTCACGGGAGTCTCCACACGCGGACATATCCGCTAACGATTTCAGGAATGTTGTGTTCAGCCATGTGAGCTGCAACTGCAGTCCCCTTGCCATCACCGTTTCGATTGTCGTCAACAGCGACGATTGAGCCGGAGGAGAGCAGATGCCAACACAACTTGAGTTCAGACAGATGATGTTCAGACGCTGGTTGCGGGTTCGCAAAGTCAACATCGAAAGAGTCCAGATACAGGAAGTCCACGTTGGAAATCTCGAGATTTTGCAGAACCTGCAGAGAGTCTCCGGTGATGGCTGTTGTGTTCTGCAGATTCATGCGTTCCACAAGTTCAGCGCATCCGGGGTCAAGGTCAATGGTTGTGACATGACCAGACTTCAGTCCTGCGTAATGATCCCAGACAACAGTTGACTGACCGTCTCCCAACCAGTTTCCCGGTTCACGGATTGTTCCGGTCTCAAGGATCACACAGTTCTCTGGAAGCATTGCGGTGATGCGTTCAAAGGCTGTGAGTCTGTGTCCAAGAAGATTCCATGGGATCATGCTTCACCCATTCTCTTGTCAATCTCTGTGAGAATTGGTTTCCAATACCGGTCAAAGACCACGGAGTGTTCGTAGAACTCTGCATGAGACCGGGCTGCAGCGCGTCGCTCAGGATTGACTGAGGTCAGATAGGCATCCTGAAGGTTCTCAACAATGCAATGAATGAGCGGTGTTGCAAACCATGCGGATTGCAGAGCGTCCCAATCAGGCTGAACAGCAGTCACCCAACCATGATCTGCAACCAACTCTGGTTGAGCGGTGAACGCAGACACAATTGATGGGACACCACACGCTGCAGCCTCAAGGACTGGAACTCCGAACCCTTCACCACGGGAACACATGAGGTGAACATCGAATGATGCAATTATTCCTGCAAGAACACTTGATGGTAACCCTGCATAGTAGGCCCACTGGTCAACCCACACCAGACGGTCTTCAGGAATCCCACAGGCATGAGCCAGTTTCACAAGGTCAATTCCACCCTGTGCGCCCCGCTTCTCAGAGTGAATGTAAAGGAACACGTCATCACGCTGCTGCATGAACTGTCCCATTGCCAGAAGGTTTTCACCCCATGCCTTGCGGAGTGGGGCAGCACCCTTGTTCGCTGCAACGATTCCGACAAGGAAAGCGTCTTCAGGAATGTTCAGGACTGAGCGTCCAGGCGCACCATCAATTGTTGCATCCGGTTTGAACACGGAAGTGTCAACACCATGTGGTGCATACATTGAGTCAATGTCTGCATTGTGCAGCATCTGTTCCCCAAAGCGTGACATGGCGACAGGTAGAACATTGTCACGTTGGCACCAGTCGAGAACATCCGGTGGTGCAGGAGTGTGATCGATGGGAACCCATGATGCAATAACGGGAACATCATCAATCTTAGAAGATTTGTAAACCCAGCAGTCGAAGAGAGTGATCAGCGCAGTGCGCTTCTTCGTGGTTTCCTCTGCATACTTGGTATGAGCTGCGAGAATGTCTACTGAGTACGGGGTGAAGCCACAGGGAAGGACTTCGATTCCTTCCCAACTGGAGATTCCACCTTGGAGTCCATAGTTGACTGAGAGCGTGACGGTTTCTTTTTCGCGCTTGATTGCTTGCGCGAGCGCGGCGGTTTGGACTCCGTATCCGGTCCCGGTCCACGGTGCGTTGGAGTGGATGAGATAACCGGTTGAACTTGTCTTGCGTGCAGCAGCGGTTCCGCTAACCAGTCGGGAAGTTCCACTTCCGCTCCTTGAATG